AGGGACTAAATACAGGAATTCCTTTTAGTGGCTTTACAACTCTTAGTAAGCATATTAAGAATATTCAACAAGGTAGATACGACCTAGTATTTGCAGGTACTTCTATTGGCAAGACAGCGTTTGTGAACAGCACTTATGTATATGGTGCTATAGAATATCTACAAACAAACCCTGGGTATGTTCATGATTTAGAAATTATTTATTATTCCTTAGAGATTCCTCCCCAAGATCAAATAGCAAAGCATATTGCAGCGCTAATCTGGAAGAATCATGGAATATTAACTTCGATCGATGAAATTAAATCTAAGGGTGATATGGAAATATCTCCTGAAGTAGAAGGATTAATAGGCCAATATGAGGAAAAGATGAATGAGATTCAGGATAAGTATCTATTTTATAGAAGTAACTTAAATCCTGATTTCTTATATAAAGACCTAATGGGCTATGCTGAAAAAAGAGGTACGGTAGTAAGAGACGAGAACGAATTTATTGTAGATTATATTCCTAATAATCCTGCATTAATTACTCTAATAATCATAGACCACATCGGCCTAGTAGATTTAGGTAAATACAGCAATTTAAAGGAAGCAATTGATAAAATCTCTAAGACTCTAGTATTCTTTAGAAACAAGTTTAACTTTAGCCCCGTAGTAGTATCTCAGATAAATAGAGGTTCGGAACAAATGGATAGACGCGATGGGGACAGTTGGATGCCGATGCTTAGTGATATTAAAAACACAGGTAACGTAGCAGAGGATTCCAATACTATTATTGGCATTGCAAGTCCTTTCTATTTAGGAGTAGAGAAGTGTCTCGGATATGACATCAGTAAATTTAGGGATAGATATAGGTTAGCTAAGATTCTGAAAAATCGGGATGGACAAGCACAACTAAATATCAGCTTCCTGTTTATTGGCGAGTATGGGGGATATTATCAATTACCCAAAGCAGATGAGCTACAAGGGAAGCCAGAGGAATTAAGAAAAATTGATGAATATTATAAAAATAAACATTCATGATAAAAGACAAATATATCTGGGTAAAAGCTAAATTAACTGCTCATCCTGCCTTAAGAGATTCTAATGAGAGATTATATTATCATTATCTTCTAGAAATAGGATACGATATAGATAAGCCGACCAAAGAGTTTCTAAAGGATATGGAAAAAAGAGTCATACCTTATATGGATGCATTTGGTAGAGCTTCTCGTAAAGTACAAGAAGAACATCCGCATTTAAGAGGCGCACTATGGCAGAAAAGAAAGACTGTAAAAGAGGTAGAAATACGTCAAGAAATTAGGGATTTAACTTAAAAATCCTTATCTTTAATAAAGTAAATAACTTAAAAATCAATAATTTATGGGACAATTAGTGTTCGTGGTTGGAAAATCAGGTACAGGAAAATCTACCTCGTTAAGGAACCTAAATCCAGACGAGACAGTAATCATTAATACGGATCAGAAAGCTCTTCCGTTTAAGCAGTTTAACTTAAAGTACAATGAGGAAAAGGGCAATTATTGCAAGACTTCCGATGTACACGAAGTAATAGCTACTTTAAAAAAAGCTCACGGTAATCCTAAAGTTAAAACTATCATCATTGACACATGGAGTCGTATAATGACTGATGCAGTAATGAGCCCTTCTTTTAGAGCTGAAAAAGGCTTTGATAAGTATGGTAAATTTGCTGCTAATCAATATGACTTGATTAATATCATTAATGATAGGTTAAGAGAGGATATTATCGTATATCTATTTGCTCATCCAGAAACTCATTATGATGATGGAGGATTCTCTACAGAGAGAATCGGAGTACAGGGTAAGATGCTTGAGCGCTTTGTGCCTGAGTCATTTAGTTCTATAGTGTTTTATGCAGAGATTATAAAAACACCTGGAGCACCAAACAGACATGTATTTAGAACCTTAAATTCTGGAACAGATACATGCAAAACTCCTATTGAAATGTTTGAAGAAGCTGCGATCGATAATGATCTAGTGGAAGTAAACGCAGCAATAAGAGAATATTATTCAATTTAATAAATAACCAATAAAAAGTAAAACAATGCAAGATTTAATTTGGGATGCAGTCCCTGCACAAAGAAAAAGAAAAGAGGAGTCATTTTCTGCTCCAACAATGACATTATCAGCAATAGCTAAGGTAGGCGCTGGTAGAAAGTTTAGTTTTAATAAAGCTGCGCAAGTTGCTTTAGGAATTGATGGAGGAGATAGAGTTTCTTTCGGATTTGCTCCTGACGGGTCTAGTATCTTTATTCGTAAAGTAACTCTAGAAACTGAAGGATTTGCTTTAACGCAATCATGCACTATTAGTGACAAGAAAACTTATGAGTTTATTGCTAAAAGATTAGAATTAAACACTGATGTAGAAAATCATTTTGATATTATGCCTTTAGGGGGATATTCTCAATTAGTTCTTAGAGCAGCAGTTGCTGAAGAAGTACTAGAGTTTAATACTACAGATTTAGGTGAAGTATCTGATGGATCAGATTTTGATGCTGACTTAAGCAGAATTCCTGCAGTACCTCAAGGAGGAGCACAATATTCAGAACCAGAAATTCATATTGAATCTGATGTAGATTATGTAGAAAGAGTAGCTGATATTGAAGGATCGCTTGAAGAAGAGGAAGAGGAGATTGAAGAGTTAGAAGAAGAATCTGACGAAGAAGTTTGGTAATTAATAATTAATAATTTTAAATAAATAATAAATATGATCAATTTGAATGACGCATCTTTCGATGCAGCAGAAGGTAAAGCAGTTTTCAATGGTGGAAACGCAGGAGTAGCAGAAAATATATCAATGGTAGTAGAGAAGAAAAAGCCAGAAGATAAGCCTAACTCTCCTGATTACAAGTTATCGTTTACAGATGCAGATGGAGGTTCTTGTAACACTAGTTTCTGGTATGTAGAAAAAGATACAGAGTATTCTACAATTGCAGAACAAGTACAGAAGCAAGGTAAAGTTCTTAAGCATGTTATTCATGCAATTTACGGAGATACTTATCAATTTCCTAGTGGATTTAACAGCGCTAAAGAATTGTTAGACGGTTGTATGTTGTTAATTCGTACAGGATTAGCTACAGGTCCTAAGTTCCGAGTATTTGCTAATTATGGTTCTACTCAAGGAATTAAGAAATATATCCAACCAAGAAGTTGGGTTCCTTTTATGGAGCCAATGAGTGTTGCTATGGCTGATACTCGCTTAAAAGCAGGTAACATTGATGCAATGGCACGTATTCAAGAAGATTCGTTTGTTGCTAATGGAAAAGCTAATGCTAACGATCTTGTTGCTGGTGACGACTGGTGAGAAAAAAATAATTAATTTTGAGGGGAGCTCTAATGTTCCCCTCATTTTTTATGAAAGAAATAAATCTAAATTCAATAGTATTTAATAGTCAAATTACAAGAGAAGATATTCTTAAGTATGTAACCCAAGAAGAGATTTATTCTTTTTATCTAGGGGAAGATATTAAACATTTGGGTATATTTCACAGTCCTTTACGAGAAGATAATATTCCTTCTTTTGCATTGTATTTCCATAAAATTGATAGAAATATCTTAATGTTCTATGATTTTGCTACTAAAGATTGTGGTGACTTTGTGGTATTAGTAATAAGACTCTTTAATTTGAGTTATCCAGAGGCACTTAAGAAAGTAGCGTATGATTTAGGATTATCTAGTTTTAATATAGATGCTTCTAAGCAAATTGTACAATATACTAGAATAGTGCATAAGGATAAAGTTAAGTTAGGAATTAAAACTAGGCCTTGGAGTAAGAGAGACCAACAATATTGGTCTTCCTTTGGTATTAAGAAAGCTACTTTAGAAAAGTTTAATGTGCATGCTATCAATTATGTTTTTTATAACGATACTGCTGTTAAAACTAGTGAATTAGCTTATGCTTATGTAGAGATAAAGGATGATAGAGTTAGTTATAAAATCTATCAACCATTAGAGATTAAGATTAAAAAATGGATTAACAATGCAGATTATTCTGTGCATCAAGGATACATGCAACTTCCTGAATCAGGTGACTTACTAATTATAACTAAATCCTTAAAGGACGTTATGAGTATTCACGATTGTTTAGGTATAGCTGCTATTGGCT